ATGTGGTGATTGCATCCATCATCGATGCGGGTGAACACTTCCCTTCTTATGATTCTTCACCTGCCACAGATACCCGATATATCTGCGCCTTCCGGAATCACCTGGTGATCCGTGTCTCGGTCGATGAGATCAATCCCCGCACGCTTGCAACTTTTTATGACACCGTGAATACTCCTGTGCCCGGAGGCTATCAGATGGCTTGGCAAATTGTGCAGCGGCGGGCGGTGTATCGGGTGACGCTGGTGCACGCGTTCCCCTGCCATGACGCCACAATCACGGTTGTGCTGCATCGCGCGAGCGTGGCGCAGCCGGTCGAACTGCCGTGGAGCATTGATGCCGCTACAGCGGGCGAGATTGAATTCCATGCCATGTATTGCCCGAATGAGATACAGCCGTTCGGGTACCTCTCGGCGGTAGGAGATTTCACTGTCGGAGATATCTGATGTCAACCTTCTGGTGTAACAATGTGATCGGCGACGATGTTACCGGCGATGGATCTCAACTGTTGCCTTGGGCGTCAATGAAGGGCAGCGTTGCCAACATTTCGGGATTGCCGGATCCTATCGGACACGTTCTCAAGGTTGTCAACACCGGCACCCCTTATTCCGGCGTGAATAATTACGGAATCCCAATCGGCACCGCCTTCCAGGGTGACGATTACGATGTCCGCCCAGGGCTGATTATTGAAGGCTATCCCAACACGTCCTGGCCGATTCTGCAGCTCAACATCCCAGCCGGGAATGCTGGCTTTGTGATCCAAGCGAATGCTGACTATATATCGATTCGCAACCTGCGGATTACCGTTGGCAATGCCGCCGGTCAGAATCCAGTCCCATTTGCGATCCAGGAAACCGCGAGGCACATCCGCATCGAATGCATCGATGCCGGATCCCTGCCAAACTATTCTCAGGATATTATCACGGTTAGCGGCGTCGGCACTATCACACTCGACCTCGAGGTGCGGTGCTGTTATGCGCGGCAGGCGCAGGGCTTCATAACGGGGGACAAAAGATTCATTCAACTTCACCAATGCAAAACCGCGAGCATACAGCACTGCGTCATGCGAGATACCGAGGCGCCACTCTACTTCGCCTCTACTGCTGCGATCGGGACAATTGACATCGAAAACTGCACATTCATGAATTTCAAGTATGGCGTCTCGATCAACAATTTCGGTGGCACCTCGACTTTCACGGTGAAAAACAACATTTTCTACTCTGGCACCTATGCCTATTACTGTGGCATCGTGATGGGCGGCACGCTCACCAGTCATAACAATTGCTATTTCGGGCTGAGCCAGCTCTGCAACCGCGTGACATGCGCTACCTGCGATAACGTTGGCCTGGGCGCTGGCGATCTGTGGGCAGTCGATCCTGAATTCACGGGCGGGCCTGCCTGGGAGTGGTTGTATGGGCTGATCCTGCCTAGCAATTATGAGCCGGAAAATCATCTCGTGCTTTGGGGCAGCGACCAGAACCTCTGCATGGGCGCGTGTAAGCCTTATGAAGAAGAACCATGTCTCTGCACGAAACCGGTGCCGCCGCCGCCGTGTGATCCGTGTGATGTTGTCTCGTGTGATTACAATTCATTCTCCGGCGTCTACCCTGCCGATTGGCAAGCCTTGCTGGCAAAGCCGCGCGTCCCCGGAGTGCTTGTCGTTGTCTGTTATGACCCCGGGGGGCGGAACCTACAGCTGACACCCTTTGTGCAAAACATGCGACCAGTCAAGCAGGCGCGCGACATCCAATTCGCTGAATACCGAGGGTCTGATACCGACATTGAATTTGTGGATCCAACCGGGCGGTTTGATCCCCACATCCCTACGAGCGATATCTATCAGGACAATTGGTTCGGCAAGCATGTCGATATCGGCGTGTGGATCGTGGGCACCAGCTCTGTCTTGAAAATCGGGCGATATTTCCTGGCCGATGCGAAACCTCTCCCCGGGGGCAAAACCCGCTGGCGCCTCGAAGATATCTTTATATGGCTACTGCGCGGTGAAACAAGGGCGAATTCTCTCGGGAAGTTTGTGGCCTCGACATCCAATACGGGCACAATAAATGAGACTCAGGCATCATGTGATTCCGCTTACTGCCGGCAGCAGACCTGGACAATTACTTTCACCACAGCAACCGATTATACAATCGATGGGTCAAAGATTGGGCTGGACGGCGGCGGCAACACTGGCGCTGGATTCACATCAATTTCTGGATCTGTCTCTATCCCCGCTGCCTTCTGGAATGGTGTATGGGACATCGGTGATACCGTAACATTTAATAGCGGCATCCGCTATACCGCCACGAATGTAATTTCCGCTGCCCGGGACATGCTCACAGTGCTATCGGACATCCCCGAAGCATGGTTGGATCTGGCTGCCTGGGCAGACATTGAAGCCAAGAGCGCCGCTTATAAAATCACATATTGGTCTGACAATGTCCTCGATTCCTTGCGGCTGCTGCGGACTTTCATGCGGCATCGGATTGCAACTGCGTTCCCGACACATGAAGCGAAGATTTCAGTCATGACCTTTGAGCCGGATCCCTCGCAATGGGTTACGCGCTGTATCGGTAAGCGCTATAACCTAGTCGACCTACAGGTTGAGCATCTCGATATCTACAACGTGTTGAGCGCAGAGACCGGATATGGCGATGGAGGCAGCCCCACGAGCGGAGTACAGTACCCGGCGCCTGGCGCTGCGAATGACAGCGTGACGCGATACCGCATGGAATATCCTTACACCTTCACGCTCCGGGGTTATGTCTCGGCAGACTACAGCACCGTCCGGGGGCTGCTGCAGGGGTTTTATTTCACGCGCGCAGGGTTACCCTATAATCCTCGACAGGTTTTCAACTTGCGATCGAAGATCGATGAATTAAATATGTACCTTGGCGAAGTGGTATATATTGATAGCGCGCGTCCGGTGCGTCAAGGATATGGGTTGGTGGTCGACGTCGAGAAAGATCCGTCTGGCCGTGCGGTCACGGCGAAATTAATGGATGTTTCGGATGTAATAGAACCGGCTTCGGGATGCGGTTATGGTTTCTGCGGCGGCGTTGGTACCACAGATGATTGCTGGGTCTATGGAGTATAAACATGCCTATCGGTGATTGGGACGACAATCGTAACGTGGCGAACTATCAACAGGTTATTGAGCACGAAGAGTTCGATGAACTCGCTGCGGATCAGAATCGGCTGCTTCTTGGTTATGACCGCATGACGGCTGCTATCGCCGGAGATGGCTCAGATACCATTAGTTTCAACCTGGCCGCATGGACAGAAGCATCCTGGTACACGGGCCTCTATATCCGCAGTGGGCAGGCGTGGGATGGTATCGGTGCGTGGATCTATATCAGCGCGAACTCGGGAACTAATTATATCCGCCTCGAGGTGCGGGACGAGAACGACAATGCTATCGCCACAATCCCAAATGCCACCGGCGCGACCGTTAATGGAATCGGATGGGTGCAAATTGCTAAGCACCATAGTGCTGGTCTCGCAGAATCCGATGGGATCCTTTATAGCGTCGCGGTGCTGGGGCGCTGTCCATCCGGGAGTTTTAGCGCCAAATACTTACAGGTCTATCTGACCTCATCTCTGGAGCCATAAATGGCAATCGGCAAATGGGCAGACCCGACTTCGGACTGGTTTGATAAAACCCCGTTTCTCACGGCATGCACCAAGTTAGATAATCTTACGCAGAATTCTCATGCGCTGGTCGAGCAGGAAACCTTTGTCAATTGGGGCCGCGACCAGATCGATGGATTCTTCACGGTAGGCGCCTGGACGAATCGTGCTCTGTGGGGGCTCACGTTAGACGGCACCGAACCTTATGATCAGATAGTTTACATGTTCCATCTAGCTGTAACCGAAGAGGGGGCGCCGCTGTTGGCGCCATTGGATTGTTGGATGCGGATTTATTGCCCCGAACGCGCAGCGTATTATCCCGACGCTACCGGCTATCAGCCGATTTCATTACCGATTTGGCTCTTGGGGAATCCTTTTCCTGGATATTTGTATCAGTCGATCAAGATCACGGTTGACCTCACGCCGCCATCGGGGGCATGGGTTGCTGGCAGCCATGAATTCCAATTGCAGGAAAAGTCCAATGCGCCGATCCAAAGATATTCAAGGCTGCGGAGCATGGTGGGCGTCCTGACGCGAGAGGCAACATGACCATAGGCGATTGGTCGGACACCACAGATTTCTGGACGAGCACGCCGCCACTGCTGATCTCGGCGATCAAATGTAACACGATGTTTCTAAATAATTGGCGCCTCTACAAAGGGATGGAACGGTTACATGAAGCACAGCTCCATGATTATTACGAATACACGAGTATCGTTAACCCATCCTGGTTTTACTCGGTGCGCATTACAGATGCTTGCCCATGGGATCGACTGACGATTATGGAGAAAATCAACGTTCCCCACGTCGGCACCGGGAATCTACAGCTGACGGTTGACCACCTCGGCGCTGAAAACATGCGGACATCGACACTCGATTGTGTAGACTATTCCGGCTGGGTCTGGTTTGCAGTTATCGATGCCTATGACATCACCGGGTGGGCCGCGGGGAATCATATTATCGAGGTGCATTGGTTCCCCACGGGCGGCACCTCTTGTGACGATATGCTGGTTAAGTGTCGCCACGCAATGCTGGAAACGAGCCTGACATGATCGCGCGAATCTTCCAGGGATATTACCTTACAACCGATGGCCGCATCACTCATTTCACGCGTTCCGAGCTGTCCTGCCGCGATTCCTGTGGACGAGCCGACATGCAAGAGCCTGCTATCGATGCGCTCGAAAATGCACGCCTCGAGGCTGGCCAGCCTTTATTCCCGACATCCGGCGTCCGCTGCAGCGCCTGGAATGACCGAAAAGGTGGATCCGCGAATAGTCCGCATCTTCGCGGCGAGGCGGTGGATCTCTCCTGGGGCCAGGACACATTCGCCCTCTGGCTGCTTCTGCGGAAGCACTTCCGCCGCGTTTGTATGTATAGCCGTTCTAAGGGCGGGCATTGCCATGCGGATATGTGGATCACCGATCGGGCGATTTGGGATGTGGTTACCAAGGATGGGAATTTTCTAATTGCGGATTTTTTAGAACGCTATAAGATCGCAATGATTGGTGATGCGATAAACGAAATCTTGGGGGCTACCTGATGGCACAGAAGATCTACACTTGGCACAATCAACCCGGAGGGACAAATTGCTATCAAGGCGCGTTGAACCATGCGCGTGCGCTGGCGGCCAGGATGGGCAAGGCGATCCTGGTGATCTACCACGGGCAACAGACAAAGCATCCACGGAACAAAACCGCAGATATGCGGCGCGTTTCGTTCTTCGTCAAACCAGATGGTGACCTGAATTTTGCAAAGATCAATGAAGGCAACTTTGAATGGTTTGTAGAGCCGGAAGGGACACGAGGCATCACATGGTAGAGGGGCTGGAAATTGAGAAGTTGATGGGATTCGGATTCGCTGGCCTGGTCGCGCTCATCTTATTGCGATGGCTCTTAAATACTCTCACCCGGAAAGTCGATTGCATCAAAGAGGGGGTTATCAAAATCCTCACGATTTTAGAACGGCGGGAGGACTGACATGGGGTTTGATTTCTGCGCGGGGCTTGCCGGAATTGTTATCGTGAGCTTGGGCGTTGCTGCGGCCGTGTTGTCTTGGCGCGAGAGGCGCGATAGCAAAAATGGGAACGGGATCGAACACCTGAAGAGGCTTATAGAGAAATAGAGGTAAGTCATGCGCGTCGCAATCCACCGGCAGGGATTTGGCTTCGGGAAACCCGCCGGATTCGGCGGGATGGAAACCCAGCAGGCTGAGACGATCAAATGGCTTGAGCGATTAGGCGTCGAAATTGTCTATGACTGGACAAAGGCCAAGGTAGTTCACTTTTTCGGTGTGTATGGGAAGACCCCGATGCGGATGGCCGAGGCTCGTAGCCTCGGCAAAAAGATCGTGCTCTCCACGGTTTACTGGACTTACAAGGAGATGCATCACCCGCAAAGGCGAATGGCACATCACCTGCGGCAGTTCCATTGGGCTTACCATGAAGCCGATCTATTACTCCCGAATAGTCATGCTGAGGCGGCGCTTATCTCCGGAGAGTTCCAGGTGCCGAAATCCAAGATGCGGGTCGTGGTGAACGCTGTCCCCCCCGATATTAATGAGCAGGCAAATGGGGTTGGGCTTGAGGATTGGGAAATCTGCGACATGCGAGACTACATCCTGATCGTTGGGCGTAATGAAGGCCGGAAAAATCAATTCCGATTTCTCAGTGCCATGCGCGATGTCGATGTGCCGATTTTGATGGTAGGCGACTGTCACTATGAGCACGATTATTATTGGGCCTGCTGGGAGATGGCACAGAAGAGACATGCGCGGACAGAGTTTTTTATGGGGATCCCGCCCCCGAGAATCTATCACTATATGAAAGGCGCCAGGCTTGTCGCGCAGCCATCCATCTATGAAACCCCGGGCCTGGCCGTTCTGGAAGCCGCCGCGCTGGGGGTGCCGGTCGCACCGACTAACCGAGGATCTGCCCGCGAGTACTTTGGGAATGCAGTCTATTATATCGATCCATTCACGCCGGAAAGTATGCAGGGGTGTCTGAAGGCGACCGCGACGGATACAGCGCAGATCCAGATGCGGATGCTTCAGAATTATACCTGGGAAATCGCAGGGCGACAGACAATGAATGCATACAAGGAGGTGCTGGGCCGATGGCTATAAACCCCCGCATTGAATTGCTGAATGGACAGAACAAATATGGCGACTTTTGGTCACACGGGCCATCGCCGCTACACATAAGTTTCACCAACCGGAATTCCTGGTTCAAAGACCTCTCTTACGAAGCGCCGATCGTGGGGATCTTGGAGTCAGAACGATACGGGTTTTTCCTTGATGTCGGCGCGGGCTGGGGTTACCACACAATAATTGCCGCACATCACTGCCGATCGGTTGTCGCCTTAGAGGCCAACGCTCTGCGATTCGGGCTATTGTGTTGGAACACACAAATGCTCCCGAACGTCTGCCGGCACCTATGCTTTGCCGGTCGCGAGGGGCAGAAGGCAAAGCGTAGCCGAGCGCCATGGAATCCGGTCGAAGCCAGAGATCCCGAGGTGGAATTATCTGCGGTTACGCTCGATGGCATATTACGTCAGCATGCGGATTATCCCTTGGTCGGGGAGCCGGGCCTGGTGAAGATCGATGTGGAGGGAAGTGAGCTGGATGTGTTGGCGGGCGCCAAAGGGCTCCTTGCTGATGACAGATTCGATTGGATCGTTGAAATTCACACGCGGATGGGCGTTACGTTTGATGCGGTCGACCTGGCAATGGGCAACAGGATCCGCGAGAACCTTTCGGCGAAACATGCATATTATCGAACGGGGGCCGAGTCCGATGAATGATCCAGTTGTGGCGGTTATCCTTTGCGCCGGGCAGGCCACGCGTTTCGGTGGCGTTGTCAAGCAATTGCTCGAGATCGACGGCGCGCCACTCGTCCAGCGCATGCTGAATCAATGTGCTGCACGCGGGATCCCCGCCTGGTTGATTACCCATCAGCCCGGGGTATATGAAGGAGCCGGGATCCGCACCAGGTTTTTTGAGCCACGCGGGCATCGCTGGACATGCGAAACCCTATATTCTACGCGTGATCTGTGGGGGACAGAACAGACCATTGTCCTCTTAGGTGATGTCTACTATTCAGATTTTTGCATGGATCTACTGGTGAAGGGCGAGACGATGTTTTATACCGGCGAAGCCGAGATATGGGGGATGGCCATCCGGCGCCAGTATTACGACCGAGCGGGGAAGACACTCCGGCGTGTATTGGATCTCGCGGCGAAGCGGCAAGATGCAGGGGAACATCACTGCGGACAGCTCTGGCGATATTATCGGGTTTGGTATGGCCTGGCCTATATCGGCGATTGGAAGATCACGCCGGGGTTGGCGTTTCAAAGAGCCGGAACTACGCGCGTGGTTTTCGATGAGACGGTGGATTTCGATGTGCCCGTAACCTATGAACGCTGGCAGGCCGGGCTGCGTGGTCGGCAGGTATGGTGGAATGCTTTTCGCCCGGGGACGAGTCCGGGATTGCCGCTCTGGTGCGAATGGCTAAAAGGCCTGCGTTGGGAAGGCGAGAAATGGCGCTGCCCGAAAGACGGAGAATTACACAGTGGATTCAAGGGATGTGCTCCCGCAACCTGCAAGTATTATGATATCACGAAAGGAGGCTAACCCGTGTCGGACAGAACATTCATGCCTGGCAAGAAGAAATTCACCCTGGCGCTGATCGCAACCGGCGTCACGGTGGCCCTGACTGTTTACCTTACTCAAACCGGCACTCCCGCGCGGGATGCTGTTACCATTGCCCTCGTGGCCGTAGCCAGCCTGTGGGGGTTTATCGGCATCGAAGGCGGGCGAGATATTGTGCGGGAGAGAAAAGACTCCCAGGAAGGCTCTGATCGCCCTTGAGTAAAAGGTAAGTGCCCCCCTGCCCATTGCAGATGGCCAGGAATTTCGCACCGTTCCTGGCCATTTGCAACGGGTTTAGCCACCACCCCGCACCCCATGCACATTGTAACTCCTAACCCCTTGTGTTTTCAAAGACTTATAAGCATCGAATTATCTTGACTGTGGCACGCTTCTCGCATATACTCGTGAGTGAACTTGAGAGAAGGAGGGCAGGATGGAAAAGCAGACGACGGCGGCAAAGGGAACGAAGAGGGCGGCGAGAACCTCCAGGATCCGCATCGGGAACCTGATTGAGTATCACCTGCCTGGGCGGCACAGCGAACGCTTGGTAGGCGCGATTGAAGAGATCGAGATCGCATACCCGGTAAAGGGCGGCGAGGGCTACGGCCACAAAAAGGTACACAGCACCACGCAGCGGATACACGATGTATTGATCACGGTTAAGACCGGCGGCGAGAGCCTCTGGATTTCGCCTCGCCACATTGTCAAGGTCATAGGATAGGGGGACGCGATGCGTTGCAAGGTATGCAAGGGAACGGGCAAACAGACGATCGAGGTCTGCGGAGCAGAGACCGGCAAGTTCGAGATGGATTGTTTCTGGTGCGAAGGGACTGGCGAAATGACCCCGCGCCAAAAGCGCACCTGGGACTTCGCGCGTAACTCATGGTGCAGATGCGGCAACCCTTCCGGCGAGAGCAAGTTTTATGATGACGGAAAGCACCCGACGACTAAGACGCACCATTATCGGTGTGTTGATTGCGGCAAAATAACACAGATAGGATAGGCGGCAAATGAGATGACGACCTATCAGAAACCACGCACGCCAGAGGAGGAGAGGATCAAGAAAGAGATCCTCGCCTACCTGGTAGAGACGAATCGCTGGTGCAGCATCATTGAAATCACTGGCGAGTGGGGACGGCCATGGAATAGGAAGCGCTACAACACGGACGAGCAACCGATGACAAAGGATTGGTGCAACGACCTGCTCGGCGACCTGATGGCCGACCACCTGGTCGAGGCCAGTGACATCAGCGGCGAGTGGGATCGATTCAAAGCGGCGCCAGGGAGTACAAAATGAAGATGCAGAAGACAAGGGCCGCGATGCTGCGGTGCGCCCATTGCGGCAAGTACGATACCAGCACCCGGGATGCGAAGGGGCAACCGCAATGTGGAGTCTGTAAGGCGCGAGCCGGACGAGAGCGAGCGGCGAATCGGTGGAAGGCGGGAGCATGAAATCCCCATTTGCCGCCAGTGCCGTGGCCGCAATGGCCTGGGCCTATGACCCTCGGGGGCTATCGATCGCGCGACACGAGGGCTGTGTGCCCCTCGGATTCCGGCGAACCCACGCCAATGGCGGGATCCCCGGGCCTTGCAGGTTGCATAAAGCCACGGGGCGAGCCTTAGATGTCTCTATGAATCAAAGGGTTACGGGGCTGCGCGGGCTGCCTGTTCTAAGTGCCAAAGGAATCAAAGGGTTACGGCGTTGCGATCTGCCGGCGAATCGGGCAATCTGCGCTGCCCGAATTGCCCCGGGATTCGGGCGCTGGGGATCCTCGTTAGAAGTGCCGATAAATCAAAGCCTTAGGCCGGAAAATAAATGTCGAATTGTCTTGACTGCTGGCATGGTACCTGCTACACTGGTGGGTAGAACTTGAGACAAAGGAGGGACGCAGGATGAAGACCAGAACCGAACACACGAGCCGAGAAGAGAAGAGGGCGGAGAACCTGGCCAAGGCGCAGGCGGCTTATAAAGAGAAGCGCGCCGCGATCACCGACCGGATTCTTCGGATCCAGAGATTGGTAGCAAAGCATGGGCCGACCGATGATGACCAGCTGTTTTGGGGATTCGTGGGCGACCTCGAGCACGTAGATGGGCGGCTTAAGGATATCGAAGATTTCCTGAGCGGATACCCTGACGAAAAATAAACGGAACCCTTACAACCGAATAGCCTGAAAGGATGTAGCACACACGGACAGAGGCCGATCGGCAAGACCTCGCGGAGCAAAAGGCGGCTCCACAACGGCATAGCAGGCGAGGGGAAGCCCAGCCGGATAAACTGCGGAGCCGATCGGGGAAGACAATAAGAGCAGGTAGAAGCGAACCTGGATCCGAAACCAGACCGGAGAGAGCGCCTGGTAGAAGATAGGACTGACAACCCGAATGAATCGCTAAGAAGGGGTACGAAGATCGCCTCGCGCGGCGCCTCATAACCCGGGATCGAAAGCCCGGGAAGCCCAGCAGCGCCTGCTCGGTGTTAAATCACGGGAGCGGCCAGCGGTGGGAATAGAACATTCGATGTTGTATAGCAAACAGGATTTGAACCACGAAGGAGGATCCACAGAATTTCAACCAGTAACTGGAGGATAGGCAAATGGCAGAGACAAACTGCACAAAGTGCAACCGACCGATTGCCGGATTCACAGTTTACGATGACCACATGAATCCTTATCATCCCGCCTGTACGCCTGCGGAGTTCAAAGCCCAGGCGAAGGCTGAGCGTAAAGAGTTCAAGGATAGCCACATCGGCGTCCGGAAGCAGCGGAAGATCGATGCACTCTGGAATCGCCGGGCACGCCTGGTCAAGAAGCGGCTTGCGCTTCTCCGCGATATGGAAGGCGTGATGGAGCAGGTCGGGAAGGTCGAAGCCGACCTGAAGACGACCGATCCCGATTGGGAGGCCAAACTGGCTGATCTGCAGACCGTAGGGAGCGAGCCGGAAGAGGAGGCCGCGGAATAATAACGAGGCCGAGCGGTGGGGGCGGCGCCGGGGGATCGTGGACTAGGCACTGGCGCCGCCTCGCCGGTTGATTAGAAGCCGAACAAAACGAGGTGGAAATGATGGGCAAGAGAGCGACTTTCAAAGATGCACAGATACTAAGGCAGGCGCGGCGGGAGCGCCGTTCGGAAAAGCTATTAACTTGCAGCACCTGCGGTGGCCGGGAATTTGAAGTAATTGTTCATACGAGGCTGTTTGTTTATCCCATCCCGCCTAGCGGGACGCGGGCGAAGGAAATTTATGGCGAGAAGGAACAAGAGCGAGTGTTCAGCGCAGCCCTCTGCGCGGACTGTGGCACCTATCTCAGCCCAGGCGAGCTGACGATACTAATCGGAAAGATCTGAAGGGGTGGGCGCCATGATCAAACTCTATAACAACTCACACTTCGAAGACGCCACGCTAAAGATGATTTTGACCTGCGCGGCCAAAGCGGTTAGGTGCCGGATTGCCCGGGGCGTTGTTGTGAAGGTTACGCGTGGCGGACGGGGTTGGCGCTTAGTTTCACAGGCTTATGGCTGCCGATCCGTCCGGCGCTATCTCCTGGTGCGCAATGGCGGTAAGCGTTGGATCGAAACCGACGGTGGGTTTGTGATCATCCGACCACGGCACCCACGGCCAAATGACGATTTTCTTATGGCAGCGAAGCGATTCTACAGAACGTGCTGTCATGAGCTTGGACACGTTAGAGACTGGCAGCGCAAAGAACCATTCGATCACAAACGGATGCTGTGGGAATCGCGGATCCAGGAAATCCGCGCTGAAGAATATGCCGATATAGCGATGGAGATCCTGAATGATCAGGATGCGCCGCCCGAACTCGAGGACGCGCTTCTTGAGTTGGCGATCCAATGGGACGCCTATTATATCAGGCGAGGCTGGCACCGTTTCCAAACGACAAAAAGGGAGCCATAACCAATGGCAACACCACAGAGATGGATCGCGCTGTCCTATGATCCTAAGAGAAACACGCAGCCGGATGTCCGTGAATACACGCTCTATGGCGGCGGCGAGGGAGATCCCAGCAACGAGGGTGAGGTCACGTTTTGGATCCAGGATGGCGTGATCCCGCCGCTGGGGAGCGTCAGGATGACGAGGGAGCAAGAGGCGATCTGGTTCCGGCAGCTGGGCCTGGCCGACTTCAATAGTGATGCTGGCCGCGAGGAAATGCTCGGGCGGGATGCCTTTGTGAACATTTTTTGGCTGACCGATTGAGGAGGTAGCCATGCGAGAGAGGCTGGAAGAGGATATGCATGACGGTTGGATCTCATTTGAGATTTGGGCAGATGAGAATGGGATCGGAGAGCACCGCGAGGATTGGCAATCTTGGTGGGCGTGCTGGCGCGCTGGCTATGACACCGCTTATGAAGAGGCGGAGACCGAAGCGCGAGAACGGGAAGAGCGTGAGGGCATCCTCGAGAATCCATAGAAGACGAACAGATGGGGCTGGGCCAGTGGCCGTAGATCCTGGCGCGGGCGAATGCTCTCCGTCCGATGCTGTTCGGCCTGCGGTGCGATGAGTGGCCAGGAACAGAATTCGTGAATCCCTGGCCCGGCCTTTACTTCTTGAACGAGGGAGAGGAAAATGTTAGCGGAGATCCTACTTACACGGTTTGAACTTTTCTGCGGCGCCTGCGTGGTCGGGGCGAGCCTGATCTGCTGGCTGCTGCTGAGGGAGTGGTGACCATGAGCGCACAAAACGAATACTGCTTAAGCGATGATGCGCGCGGGCTGCTCCGGCGCCTGCTCAATTTACACCTGAGCACGCTGCGCGGGGAGAAACGCACGCGGACATTCGGCAAGCCCATCCTGCTCGAGACCGCCGAGGACGAAGATGCCCTGGCGTGTCAGCTGATCGAGTACCTGCTGGATCCGAAAGCGGAGGGCGGGGACACGCACGCGATCTTGATTGCGGGCGGGCTTCGCATGAGGAGGCGAGGATAATGTTTCCAGTACACTGTGCTTGGTGCGGGAAGGTGATCGGCGAGTGCGCGGTTGAACACTCGGACGGGATCTGCCCTGGGTGCAAGGAGACGCTGTTGGCTGAGGCAGGCGTGAGCAAGGAGGCCGAACAGAGAGAGCCGATGGAGGTAACCTCATGAGCATGTCTGGAGACTTAGCACGATCGCGCGGCGCATCGAGCGCGCCGGAGTGCTTGTTCATTTACGCGAAGGTCGCGCGAGCCGAACGCAGGCTCGCAGTCCTACAGGCGAAACTCAACGAGAGGGTCGCGGTGCTTCCGGCAGACGAGATGCCTGAGTACGTTACGGGCAGTCAGAAGATTGAGGCCGAAGCCGAGGCGCAGCTGGAAGGATAATAAGCGCTGGCCGGACGCGCAGGATGGTCGACACGGAAATCCCAGCCCGTGTCCCCGCGTTCGGTCGCGCCAAGATAGGATTGGGCCATCAGGGATGGGCTGTGGCGGGCGACCTCTGCAGGCTGGGAGTACCCAGCCAGGGCGGTAAATGCCCGCCACAGCGACAACCAGGCGGGATCCTGTGGGATCCTGCCCCAAACGAGGGCCACAGAGCGCGCGTGTGCGACTTTTATTCAGATCGAGGGGTCAAGCCCCAAGCCGAAGTCGATCGCGGCGCCCTGGGCACGCCAGCGAGAACCTGGGCCATCTGAGCGCAGAGAGGAGGTGCCATTTGCGGCGCGCAGGGTTTGACCTGGGATCCCGACAGGTGACAAGAACACTTACCTTTTGCTGAATTGGAGGATGAGAATGGCAGAGAAGAAGGACAAGAAGGACGAGGCCACAACCGGGCTGCCGCCAACCGCGAAGCCGAGCCGGAGGAAGTACGTTGAGGCCAGCGAGAAGTTTCTCGAGGAGGCCTTGATGGGGATGGAGCTGACCGAGGTCGAGCCGACCATCTCGATGGCGCTCTACGGTCGCGCGGGCGTAGGCAAGACCGTGTTTGGATCCACACTGCCCGCGCCGCTGATCCTGGCAGCCGAGTCCGGAGCGCTATCGATCCGCGACAAGATCGCCGATCCCGAGTGGCCGGGCAAGGTGATCGACATTAAGACCTACGATGACGTTCTGCTGGCGCTGGAGTTCTGCCGCAAGGATACCAAGCGCAGGTTTAAGAGCGTGGTGATCGATTCGATTTCGGAATTGCAGCGCAAGTACATGGATTACCTGATGGACACCAACCAGACGAACACGATGTCGCTGGACATGTACGGGCAATGCACCACCGAAATGCGGCGCCTGGTTCGCGAGTTCGTAGAACTCAAAATGCACGTCCTGGTCATCTGCGGCGTCCGCGATGACAAGGACGAGGAGCAGGGTGGCATCGTTCACAAGTGCGGGATGGTCGGGCGGATGTCTGACGAGCTGCCGCACCACGTTGACGTGGTTGGCTACATGGCGGTGCGCGCGCCGGGGGCGAAGGAAGAAGACCAGACGGTCAAGCGCTTCATCGTGACCCAGCCCATGCCGAAATACGATGGCAAGGATCGCTCCGGCAAACTCGACCGGATCATGCGACCGGACTTCGCGTACTTCACCGAGAAGATCTTCGGGGAGCCCGCGCCGGAAGCACCCACTGCGGAGGCCGAGAAGGGAACGCCCGAGGCCGAGCCAGGCGATGATGCCAAGACAAGTTCCGCGCCGGAGACAGCGGCGCCAGATGCTGAGACCGATGGTGGAGGTGAGCAGGATTGACCAGGATCACGTTCCCCGAAGATGATGGGCCGCAGTTTGAGCTCCTGCCAGAGGGGATATACCGGGCCCAGATATGGGCCATCGATGAACGTCTCGGCGAACAATCGCAGCAACCATACATGGCCTTCGATTTCAGGATCGAGCAGAGTCCGCGTCACCTTTTTGACAATTTCAGCCTACAGCCCCAGGCGCTCTGGAGGTTAAAGCGCCTCTTCGAAACCCTTGGTTTACCGAGCAAGGGCACGCTGGACATTGATTGGGACAACGAGGTGGTAGGCTTAAGGGTGCAGTTGGTGGTTGAGCACAAAGAGAGCCGCGGGAAAATGCGGGAGGCCATTGTGGAATACCGCAACCCCTCACAAACGGGGCTCGATGAATTCGGGGAGGTGCCATTCTAACGACGGGAAGGAGCCATCGATGCCGGACAAAATAGGGATCCGGTTTGACCGGCCACGCGCGCAGCGTGGGTTTGTGATGATAGATTACGTCATCGTCACAGACACAGATCTGTCGGATGGAGCCTTCCGCACCTATGCGGTGCTGAGAAAATTCGCATGGGATCACGAAGCGTCATTGACTGAAGATGGTGACCCCTTTTGTTACCCGGGCTTGACGCGCATTGCCGAAGAAAGGGGGCAAAGCGAACGGAATGTGATTAGACACATTCAAGAAATCGTCAAGCGAGGGTATCTCACGAAGGAGCGGCGCGGGCAGGGCCAGACGAATCTGTACATAATCGTGACCAGCCTGCTCGCTTTTGAACTCAGAAGTGACAATATTGTCATATCTAGAAGTGACACCGGTGTCACCCGAAGTATACTCAGTAAAGACTCCGCTGATAATGCCGCCGCCAAGGGCGGCGAGCCTGCGCTTAAAGCGCAGGCGTATACACGTGAGAAGCTTATGGGGGCCATCAATGCGTTCCGCGATCTGCATTTGCGGAAAAAACAGCGCAAATATTTGGTCAATTGGTCACGAGATACCGCAGCGCTGAAGCCGGTATTGGAGACGTACCCGCTCGATACGGTGCAGCAGATGATAGCCATTTATATCACGATGCCACGCCGAAGATATACCGTCGCCGCATTCGCCACGGCGGTGCCAGACCTGATTGTGTTACTGGATGAATGGCAGACGCGGCAGGCGCGCAAACAGAAGATACAGGGAGAGCTAACGGCGCTCGAGAGGTTGAGCCGGGGATTTGAAGAGGAAGTGATAAACGCAGGGGCGATGCTCAAGACGCTCGATGAAAGATTGACCGCATTGATTAAGCCCGGGATCATTCCGGACGCAGCCACACGCGATGCGATCGCGCGGGTCAATGAAGACAGTGCCGTGGTGATGTCGGGGATCTTTGAGCGCGCCTGCCAATCTGCCGGGGTACCAACCGGACTGGCCGGAGAGGTTCTCAAAGAGATCGATGGCCAATGGGATGATGTGCGAGGGGCAATTAAGAAATGTACACAACGGCGGATTCCAAAAGAGGGAGGTGATAAACCTGCCGGATAAACCATTCATATTCCTTGTCCAAGGAGGGGATTCCCCCGAGGTAGTTCCTAAAGCCGAAGTGGTACCTATTCAGGCCATGGCCGAAGCGTCGCGGCGAGCACATGCCGGGATGCACAATACGCGCGCTTTTTATAAGCGTGTTATGACAGAGATGGCTGAAGCACAGGTAGATGATCCGGCTCTTCAGGGACTCACGCAACGCCAGGCATTTGTGATTCTGTTGCAGAAATATCTGCAGGTTGACAGCACGATCGCCCCTCAGATCACGGAATTCGCGGCCAAGGTTATTACGCTACTGCGCTGCGTTGGGATGCCTGGTTCGCCGCACGCACGTGCAAATAGTGAGTCGCTGAAAATGGCTGCACAAATTGCCTGGGCATTTGCCGAACACATGAAGGGAGAGCATACGCCATGAGAATTATCCCGAAATATCGGCATGACTTCGAATCGATCGCCGATGCTCGCGCGTTCATGGTGAATCGCGAGGTGCATGATTTTGATGTCGTCGCAGGCGATAGCGGCTTTGGATTCGCTGGCGACATGGTACGGATCGGGGCACGTGCGTACCCGATCTCAGAATCTTTCCTGCAGGCATTTGCGGGATTTGTCAGCCCGAAGATCCCGATCCGCTTTGCCCGGGATGTACCTGCGGATCTATTCGAGACCATAGGGACTCGCCTGTTGCGCACCGAGAAGGTGAAGGGCACGCATTTCCAAGTCCGGGTTGAGGCCTGGCGGGATCCGCAGACACAGATGCAAACCCGGATCGTTGCGCAAGCAATTGTGAGCGATAGGTATCGCTGGCTCAATCACGAACGGGTTCTCGATGAAGCCCTGGCCGTAACCGATAAAGGCCAGGTTACGCTGACCGATCTGATGCTGCGGGTGCGAGCACAGACTGAGCAATTCATGGTGCAGCCCTGGGACAACATGGCCAACGTTTCAACGGACGATTTGCATTCTGTCGGCTTTGAGATCTTGAACAGTGAAACCCGCAACTTAGCAATCAGCGTTGCGCCCTATGTGTTACGGCTGGTCTGTACCAACGGGCTGGTTGTTGCCGAGAAGAATCTCGCACAGATCTGGAAACAGAAACACATGGTCGATCCCGATTCGGCGCTCCGGACTGTCCGGGAAATTATTAATGACCCTGAACGTTGGGAAGAAGTCGCGGAGATCTACGCAGACAATGCGGAGGCGATGTCCAGGATGTTGCTGCGCGATGCTCAAGGCCAGACCGATATCCGTGATGTCGCCTTAGATCTGGAAGCGCAGATCGGGCGGAAACGCTGGCTTGTGATATGGGAAGATCTACAGTCGCAGAAACCCAGGGTCGCGCTCACGCGTTGGGATCTACTGAATGCGATTACCCGATATGCACAAGATCAGGCGCCGGATATGCGGCGCGGTCTTGAGGCTTATGCTGGCATTTATATGGCAGCCAGTTTACAGGAGGCGTGATGGCAGCGAAGATGTTTTTTATGAAGGTGCCGGCAGATGCATCAGAGGAAGATCTTTCGAGGTTGCGCCATGCGCTCAGCGATCTGGCAGACCGAACAGAACAGAAAGGCGAGCGCTGGGGCTTTGCCATCATCCCCCAGGAGTGGGATCCGATGGCACATGTGGAGGTGTTGGAATTTCTGCGGCAGCTCTTAAAAGTTGTCGTAGACATAACGACGAAAGAGAAACTGCTGGCTGTTATTGAGCGGGCCTTTGAACCCATGGAGGATCCGCCCAAAGCGTAATATTATGGCCGAACCGAGCGCAGCGCATCAAGTCGCCACGTTCTTGTGGCGCGGAACTCGCAGCTCTGCTGGTGCGGATGGCCGCTGTCATGGATGGTAGTGCCGCACCGGAACCTTATGCCTGCGCTCGGGGAGGCCATCTGAAAGGAGATAGGCATGCCGTATTACGTCCCGCGAGGGTCACAGGGGGTTATCGAAACATACAAGACCGAGAAGTGTCGGATGTGTGGCCAGCATTCATTTACGTGTCCGATACGAGGGTTCCTCTTCGAAAACCGGAAGCTCAAGGTGAAGGTTTTAATCTGTCCCGCCTGGACAGAGCGTGCGAAAAACCGCGAGGAGAGGGTGGAAATATGAGGGATGATGACCGGCGCCTTTTCAGGGCGCGATACCGGCGCGGCTTTGATGGCAAATGGATCCCCTGTGCGGATGCTGAGATATTGCACCCTGGAGACACATTCGTGACAGTCAAGGCGGGGGTATGGGTCGTCTCCGCGCGCGACAGCGGTGTTGGAATCGAGGTGCGCGCCATGAAGGGAATTACTGTTAAGCGAGGGATAGGGACGCTCTACCGCAACGTGGTCGCCTTCCGACACCTCTATGGCGAGGAAGCGCAGGAGGTGCTCGCCGATTACGATGCAAGAGTCGGGGGATTACTCGACGGAATGGAGAAAGGCGATGGCTAAAGAGTGGTTTAAATTCATCTCAATTTCTCAAGAGGGGAGTTTCCGTGATTGCCCCTATCGGTATTATCTGGAACGCATCCTGAAGATCCCGCGCGTAACAACGGTGCAGCAATTGTTCGGATCGGCGATGCATGCCGCGCTTGCGCTTTTCAACCGGGGGTTGCGCAGCGGGACGGTTCTGCCATTTGATCTTCTCGTGTGGGAATGGCAGAAGGCCTTCGGGGCGCCGAATGATTATTGGGAGTATCGCGCGCGCCGGATCCTCGCGCATTATATCGCAGATGTCGCGCCGCACTTGGGCAAGCCGCTGTTGGTGGAAGAGCAGTTCTATATCGACATTACCGATCGGCTGCCGTATAAGAGTCGGGTGCGATATATCCTAACCGGCATCATCGATCTTCTCACCGAGGACATGGCTCTCGCGGACTATAAGGTCGTTAAGAAGATCCGAACGATCCAGGATGTTATGCAAGAGGTTTGTTATCTGGAAGGCGTCCGGCGGATGCTGAAAATAGCACCGGATACGGCTTGCCGGATCCATATCATTCGGGAAAGCGATCCGGTGGAGGTTGTGCGCGATTGGATGCAGGTTCAACAGAAAGACATTGACGAATTTTGGGATCGGATGATAGGCTTCGTGGGGCATTTGAGGAGGCGCGTCTTTATGAAAAACACTCAATCAAGATGGTGCCATCCGCGTTGGTGCCCTCACTACGGCACTGTCTGTCACCCCGAATCCATTGAGGAGGTGGCACCTACATGTCACGCAGGCGCATCTGTTTGATCGTATCGATCCTGCTGCTTGTGCTCCTGGGGACTGCTGAGGCGCGCAAGTTCGAATATCTGTTCGAAGTACCTCTCGAGGACGGTGCGCGGTTGTGTTGCGTTGGAGGGGTGAATCAATATAGCCTCTGGCCGACGCTTTTCAAGTGGTGGGAACGAAGGCTGCAGGATAAGGGTTGCCTACAAATCCACCAATACATGATCGCGCATCCAGCCGATTGGACGATGTGGCATCTCTACGTGCCCGATAGCGCGGAGGTGTCTTTCGATGTACTGTCGCAGGTGGTTCTGCGGTTTGCGAATGGTCGCGATCTGCATAGCCATGAAATTCTCGCGACAGAATCGCCACGCATGTGTGAGGTCTTTTCAACCGGCACGCAGATTTTGAGGTTCTGCGATGGCGCTTGGTATAGCCGATCATCGTGCGGGGCATTTGTGATCTGGATTGCCTTCGATGAAGGTTCTCTTGACCTCGACCACGACGATAGAGATCTGGACAAGGCCGAGTTCGTTCCGCCAGCGGAGGTGATTCTTGAGAGGAGGGATGTCCGATGAAGCGGCTCCATCTCATGATTCTAACCTTGGCGGTGCTCGCTACCCCACTGTTCCCCGCCATCGTTTCGGCTTCTGAGGAGAGGACGGAGTGGTGGTGGTATGTAATCGAATGGCTTATGGAACAGGGGGGCAGCTGGAACTTGTGGTAACAGGGAGGTGACTTTTGGAACGGCGAACGGTTGCTCTGCGCGATGAGGATTGGCGGGTGATATATGAAACCGCCGTCTGGTTGACCATGCAGCAGGGCCGACACGTCTCGCTGGCCAAGGCCATGAAGGTAGTGCTTGGTGAGCTCAAGCGGCAGGATTGGTTTCGGAAGAATTCGCAGGCTCTGCTCAAGGCATTGGCAGCCTTGGGCGAAACGAAGGAGGTGCCGGATGCGAAAAATCTTAGCGGTAGTGGTGATCGTGCTACTCGCGATGGCGGCTAGTACGTTTGCCGAAGATCAGGGCGGTGGTGCAATCAAGCCCGGCATAGGCTATCGATTCACCATCGCGGAGAACCCCGAGGTGGAGATTCAAACCTCGACCATCATCGAAATCGCCGGGCACTACTTGGTACCACTTACGGCCAATGGTGAGTGGAACCTACAGGTAGTGGGCGGCAGCGGTATTGCCAACGACCTTACAAATGCAATCGTGGGCATTGGCGGGACATATGCACCCGAAGAGGTGCAGAACGTGATGGTCGGCATGGCGATGTTTTTTGATGTGACCTTCCCGACCGATGCGTTTCGGGATGCAGCCACGCTTACGGCCGAAGAGATAGATGCGGGGCTGAAGGTCACCGACGATGAGGCTTGGCTGTCAATGGGGATCGAAGCGCAAATTGACTTCAAGGCAGCGGGCCTGCCGGGTTCACTCGTATTGGGATGGGGTCGTGGATTCCGGGGTAAGCCGGATCAGGCATACTTCGCATTCCAGATTCCGATGTCGACTGAGAGTACAGAGGATCGCGTCAAGCGATCGCCGTAATGGGGCACGTAATAACCCTGGTCATACCAGGCAAGCCCATCAGCAAGGACAACAGGCGCTCCCCGAGTTATCGGCGGGGAGCGCTTGCGATTATGATTCCGCAGGCTTATCAAGACTATGAGAAGCACGTGGCGGTTTGGGCGCTACGGCAGATCCTTCGGCATAAAAATCGCCAACGGCTTCCCATCCGGCGACCGGAACAATTGGTTGCGCACCTGATGTTTTTCTATCCCACCGAGCCGACCGCGAATGATATTTTTAATTCACCGAAGAGCGTATGCGATGCGCTCGAGAAGTTCGCCTATGAGAATGACAACCAGCTGGTTATCGGGAGCGTTGCCAAGGCGAAGGACGCTGAAAATCCGCGCGTGGAAATCATCATTTTGGACAACCCGCCGGATCCAACAATCCGTTGGGAGAGATTAAAGGCCGCAATAGAAGCCGGGCAGGAAATCCTTTGAGGCGCGTGGCGCTGTTACAACTGAATATGTTAAAGGAGATTTGCTCACCCCGAGAGGGGTTGTTGGAAACCCAGCACAGCGCCGCGCGCTCTCTTTGAAGGGAGGTGGAACCCGTGGATTTATTCGTCTGGTTATTTCTGTGGGCTTTCGGCGATCCCGATTGGCCTGCATAGCAGGAGGCATCACGATGGAATGGGAGGAGGACACGGATGACAACAGCGGGAGAGCGCCGGATCCGCATATTACATGTCACCCCGGAATTTCTGGAGGAGGCGATATTGAGGGTTGCCATCGAGGATCCGCCGGCAGATCTTATGATGATCGGCGCGGCTTATGATTCTCTCCGAGCACGCTTCGTATTGATAATGCAATCCCCCGATTTCGCACCAGTCCCGGAGGGAACGGTGCCGCCCTTTTGGGATGTAATATGTTACTCGCCTCTCGTAACGGACGAGGCGATTGCTGAACTCAAGGCGGGGATTGATCTATTGCATCTATTGCAGGACTCGGCGCCGACTCACGCAGAGAGTGTCGGGTTGGCAGACGAGACCCTCGGGCACCTGGGGAAGGCGCTTACTCTTTTTGCCAACGCAAAACCCTGTGGCGACGATGCTGGGTTACCTCGGGGGGCAGGCTTATGACAACCCGGGCACCACTTTCCATGGCCATCGTGCGGTTGGGGAAGCCGGAAAGCGATCGCTTCCGGCTTCTGCCGCCGTCGCGCCTGCTCTACCACCTCGCCTGGCTTCGGCAGTGTCGGCTGCTGGGCCAGGCGCAGGTGTTCGACCAACGGGTTGATGCGGATGCGATCTTTGAATTCGATCCCAAGCCCTGGGATTTGATCCTGGTTGCGCTCGAGCCTGCGACTTTCCGCGCCGCGTCAGCATTCGCAAAGATGTGCAAAGCCGAGAGCGCCAACACGCTGACCGTGGGCCTGGGCCAGGCGATTGGCCTTGACAGGGCCACAGGTGGCGACGGTTGGGATCTTCTTATTCATGGCCACGGATATGCCTACCTCGAGGCGATCGCCCGGGGGGAGCGGCCACGTGGCCTTGTGGGGCCGAACCCGTATCCCGCGCCGGTCGTATTACCCGAGGAGGCATTTGCCTATCGCTATGGAGCGGTGCGCGGATCCTGGGGGACGATCGATCGGACAAACTGGCGGGAGCGGAAAGGGGACTTTGCGCATCTGGAATTCAGGCGCGTGGCACATATATGGGCTGAGATACAGAGGGCCGCGGCCAGCTCAGAGGTTGAGTATTATCATTTTGTCGACGCCGCCTTTGTCGGCCATCCAGACTTCGACGCTATAATTGAAAATGTGGCCGGGAAACCCTGGGGCGTTACGTTGGATGGCCGGAGGCGGCGCGGCATTGTGAGTCGACTAACGCAAGCGCAGACTTGTGGATTGCGTATCGTGCGGATGGATCTTGCCAGCCTGGACGGGGCGGTGCTATCACAGGCCGGGAAAGCATATCGCTATGAACAGACCCATTCGTTCTGGCGCTATACATCTCGGCTGCGCGCTGACGGGTTGACGATGGTCGCTGAGTTGCGATATGGGTTGCCGCAACAGACGACGGCGTCGGTTGAGAACGATGAAGAGACTTGTGAGCGATTTGGTATCATCCCTCTATTCCGGCATGCGCGACTCGATATCGGGTCTTACTTTTGGCAGCACCGAGACCGGCTCCGGATTGAGGCCGACGCATGCGGTAAGGTCATAAGCACCGCGCACATGTCTGCGCAGGAGATTGAGGAATTGACCGTGAGTCTTGGAGCCAAGAATGCAAAAAGGTTGGACACGATCGCGGGGCGGCGTTAGGATTCGGGCGTGGACATGGTTCTCGCTGTCTCCTGGTTATTATCGCGCGCGATATCAGCCAGCCGGGATTGCCAAGGACGGCTGCCAAGGAGGGCACGCGGGGCAGCGAACCATGTCCCTCGTGTTAATAGACAACTTTGTGCTGGCTCCCTGAGACCCCGCGAGAAGCTCGCCATGCGCGCCCGCGCAGGTCTCTCCTGAATCTCAAGTTCCGGGGGGGCCAGCCTTTTCTATATCACAAAGGGAGGAGGTGAGAACAATGAGACGATGGTTACTTTTGATGTTGGGGATACTGATCGCCAGTACGTGCTTTGCTGGGGATCCGCATCAGCCGAACTGCTATCTCGAATGCGTGATCGGCTACAACACCCTGTATTGTCTGTGCGGCGATACTGGCGACGAGCAATGCGGCATCACCGTGTATGTCCGCGACGAGGCGGGCAGCCCGTGTGAAGGCGTACAGGTTGAGGTGTCCCCGATGAAGATGTATCCGTACAACCCGTCTGAACAGGTCTATACGATGTGTGAGTTTGAAACCGGCGCGAACATCGGTTACACCAATGCCGATGGGGTGTGGGAATTCGCGCCGACACATATCGGGGGATCTGAGGTGGGGAACATGGCATGGCGCTGCTGGGTCGGCAGCCCATGGCAATTCTATATCGATGGCGGGGGGAATGCGATTAAAAGCGTGGACTTAGTTATTACCCCGAACACGCTGCCCCGTGACCAGGCCGTTGACCTGGCGGATTTCGGATACTTCGCGCAGTACTATTTGGGCGGGCCGGAGCCGCCTTATGTCTACAACCCGCTTTGTGATTTCAATTCGGACATGGAGGTAGACTTGTCCGACTTTGGGATCTTCGCCAGCCATTATTTCCATGGATGTACGGGGGCTGGGATCGGGCGATGAACCCAGGAGGTGGCGCTGCTGCGTTTCACGGGAAGGGGGCGTGGTGGCGCCGCCCACGGTTTTGAGGGGGGCCGAATGCATAAGATGCAATTCATAATCGTGTGGTGCCTGCTGAGCCTCGGGGCGCTGCTCGGTATAGTGCTCTCATATACCGGCATTGCACTGGCGCGCGTCAGTCGTCTATTTCAGGCGGGGATCCATTGTTATCTCAATGGGCTTTGCCGGATGGACAAATGGAATCGGAAGCGCTGATGGCTACCAGGCGCGCTCTCGCTTTTACTGGATGCCGAACGCGGCGAGGACAGAATGGAGAGCAGATTACAACCCGGCTCACGCTGGCCGAGCAGGTTGGTGAACGAACGAAGTATAAGGTGATCCCATTCGTTACCAGGCATGGTGCGCAGGGCTTTGATTGGGGGGAGCCGAACGCAGGGGCTGCGGATCTAGCTTATGCGATTCTTTTAGAGACGCTTGGCGAACAATATCGCAGCATAGTCGAGAGCATTTATATGGACTTCCGCGACCGCGTGCTGGTCGAGTTTCATATCGATAAGTTCTATCTATTCGGCAATCAAATCCGGCGAGTGGCGCGAGAAATATATGAGGAGAAAAGGGATGGGCAAGCCAAAACCTGACTTACAATTCATGGCCAAGGTTGAAGAGGCGCTCCAGGCGTCTGCGTGGTTCAAGGGGAATGTGCTCGAGCGATTCCCCAGCGATGCCACCGGCCAGGTTGTCGATCGGCTGGCACAGCAGCTCGAGAGCCTGCGGATTCAGGTCGCGCGGCTCGGCGGCGAAATCACGGATACCTGTACCTGCTGCCGGACAAAGGATACGATCGTACATCCGATGCGAGTATTCCGCCAAGCAGGGGGCCAGCAATATCCTGGGTACATATGGATTTGCGGCTCTTGTCTGTCCGATGCGACATCGGTAGCGGCGCATCTGAAGCGGCTACAAACCGAACGGGAGGCCGTTCATTATGTCGTATCGCAGAGCGAGAAGGCAACCATCAATAACCAGCGGGCGACCATGGGCCTTGGGCCTTTAGACGATGCCGAATGGAATCCG